CGCGACTAACGCGACTAACGCGACCAACGCCACAAATGCAACCAACGCCACTAAACTAGCCACGACCAACTTTACCGTTGAGGAGTCCGGTGGTAATTTGATTTTTAAGTACGGGGCGACAACCATTGCCTCAATGACTTCCGCTGGCGTATTCACCACGTTGAGCAACGTGATCGCTGGCGGCACACCGTAATCAAGGAGAGAAATCATGCCTATCACAGTAGCTGGAACGCAGATTACGTTCAACGATTTGACTGTACAGACCACGGCGTTCACCGGCGGAAGTTACGCAGGTCCTAATTTTCAAGCATTTACATCAGGCGGTACGTTTACGGTTCCATCCGGCGTTACCCGCTTAGAGGTGTATGTTTGGGCGGGTGGCGGTGGTGGCGGTGCCGGTACAAGCAATTGTAGTACCGGGGGTAGTGGCGGTATGTGCGGTTTTGGTGGTGCTTTTATAACAGGTCTTACTCCTGGGGCAACTATTTCAGTTACTGTTGGCGGTGGTGGTAATGGTGGCGGCGGCACTAATGTCGGAGCAGCAGGCGGGACATCCTCCTTTGGTTCTTACATTACTTGTACTGGTGGTGGTGGCGGTCCTAGTTATACAACCGGTAGCGCTGCCGTAACCGGCTCTACCACGGTATCCGGCGCCACATTGCGCTTAAAAAATGGAGTGAACTCTTACACCGGTTCAAATGTGTCTGCATATTGGGGAGGCGGCTATCCTGGTACTGGTGGCGTTGGCGGTAGCGGTGGTGGCGGTTTTGGTGGCGGTGGTGGTGGCGGCTATACTGGTTCTACTTCTCTTGGCGGTCCAGCAAATGGTCCGGGGGTAAACGGAAGCAATGGTGGTACTTCTGGCGGTGGTGCTGGCGGTGGAAACGGAACTGCGGCTAACGGAGGCACTGGGGCCGCTGGCGGCGGTGGGGGTGGCGGTGGCGGTGGCGGTTATGTTTTGGTTACATGGTAAGGATAGGATATGAAAAAAGCATTGATTGACCCAACAACGCAAGTGCAAGAGGTAACGGGTTGGACGTTAAATCCAAACCCATCCGGTCCTAAATATCTTCCCGTACTGGTTACCATACCCAATTCTGCTCGTGTTGCTGAAGTAATTGAGCAGCCGTTTGAGGTTGCCCCGCCGTTGTTTTGGGCGGATTGTGCGGATGATGTTGTTGCGGATCAGTGGTATTACGATACTGCAACGCAGCAATTTATTGTCGTGCCGCCTCCGGCCCCCCGTCCCGGAACAACTGGGACTCAGACCGTATGAAGCAAATAACCCCATACCACGATTTTGTGTATGCGGGGGCTGTGTTTAATGTCTATCACGCAGACAAGGGTGATGGGCTTCAAATGCACCAACACTCCTTCAGCCACGCAAATGTGTGCCAAGTCGGCTCTTGCGTTGTTCGCGTTAAGGGCAAAGAGATCGTGATGAGTGCGGACACCCAGCCGTTAGATCTCCCCGCCGACATCCCGCATGAGATCGAGGCGCTTGAGGACGGCACGGTGTTTGTGAACATTTTCAAAGAGGGCAGCTACTAATGTGGATCCTGTCACTGCGTTCACGATGGTCTCTGGCGCTATCTCTGGTGTCAGAAAGCTGTGTGCGCTGGTCAAGGAAGCTCAAGCAGCTGGCAAAGAAGTAGCAGACCTGACGAGCCAAGTCACCCACCATGTTGGAAAAGTACTTGAGCACACGCAGACGCTGAAGAAGGCGGAGCTAGAGGTCAAGAAGAACCCACCCAAGGACAAGTCCTTGCAGGTTCTGGCGTTTGAGGAGGTGGCTCGCAAGATGGAGCTGAAGCAGCAGTATGAGCAGCTTCGCAACATGATCATCTACGAGTTAGGTTTGCCTGGAGGGTTCTGGGCTGACTTTGAGCAGACGCTGTTCAGGCTGGAGCAAGAGCATGAAAGGGATTTAGAACTAGCGGAGCAGATGCAAAGGGAGCTGGAATGGCAACGCAGGGTCAAGCTAGATCAAATGCAAGAGGTGGCCTTGGAGGTGGTAATCGTTCTGGTAATGCTGGCGTATCTGGTCGCGCTAATCTGGTCAGTGATGTTGCACCAGAAGAATCGATTGGGGGTTTGGTTGGTATGACGATCATGGCGTTTTTGTTCGCCATCATGTTGCCGGTGATGATGTTCATGTACATTGATATGCACAAGCTCAGGCTGGAGAACGAACGGATCACGCAGAAAATCGGCAAGTACCGACAACTGATTGAAAGGTGCGACAGGTGAGCGAGCAGGACAAAACGCTGGGAGTGTTAGATCGCATACTGACGTATGTGGATAGTCCGTTCAAGCTCATCGCCCTCTTGGTCATGTTCGTCTTTGGGTTCTGCGCTTGGTTTGTTTACAGCAACCAAGAGCTGCTGGTTGGGGCCTACAAAGAAAGCCAGAAGCTACCCAGCATCAATGAGTCCCGGGCGGACGACGCCGCAGCAATCCTCTTCAAGTACGGTGGTGCACAGACTGTGGCCATCTTCAAGGTAAACCCGTTATTTGGCACCCGGGTCTTGTACCGGGCGTATACAAAGGAAGGGCGCGACAAGCGCATGGAGGGCATCGATGTCGGTCTCTTTACCCAGAATCCCAACAATAACGCAGACGTTGTCAAACTTATGGCAGGAGAGACGCCATGCAGTGATTACGCAAAGCCACAAAGCGAAGTCGGCCTGTGGTACGTCGAGGCTGGTGTCACCTACGGTTGTCGTATCTCTGTACCACCCGACGCAACACGTTTCATCGGTCAAATTACCGTCGGGTACAAAGATCGACCTGAGAGCGTAGAGGATGCCCAGTCCATGCTGCTCATCGCTTCATCAATGTTAACCAAAAAGAGTTACTAATGCTGACACTATTTTCTACCCTGATCTCGTTTTTGATGGGCGGCTTGCCCAAAATTCTGGACTTCTTCCAAGACCGCAGCGACAAGAAGCATGAGCTGGAGCTGGCCCAGATGCAGATCGCCCGGGAGCTTGAGATGCGAAAGCTGGGGTTTGAGGCCCAGGAACGGGTTGAGAACATCCACACTCAGCAGCTTGAGATTGAGACCAAGTCCAACGAGAAGGTCTCCATGATTGCCGCCCAGCAAGCTGAGATGCAGGCCATCTACGCCCATGACACGGCTTTAAACGAGGGCACTAGCCAGTGGATGAAAAACTTCCGGGCCAGCGTGCGCCCAGCTATTACCTATGGTTTCTTCTTCCTGCTGGTTGGTATTGACTGCGCCTTGGTTTACCACGGCCTAAGCACCGGCGTTGGGTTCCAAGACATGGCCGACCAGTTGTGGGATGACGAGACCCAGGCGCTCTTTGCCAGCATTATTGCGTTCCACTTTGGCGGTCGGGCATTCGGCAAATGAACGTCAGCCCCAAAGCTGTGGCCATGATCAAGCACCATGAGGGTGTAAGACAAAAGCCTTACCGTTGCCCAGCCAAGCTCTGGACAATCGGCGTTGGACATGTGTTGTACCCGGAGCAGGGGAAGTTGCCCATTGACCAGCGGGATGGGTTTGCCTTGAAGATCGAGGACTTCAGAACGTTTGAAATGGACGAGATCGATGGAATACTTCGCGCAGATCTGGCTCGCTTTGAGCGAGGGGTTCACACCTACATCACTGCTCCTCTTACACAAGGCATGTTTGACGCTCTTGTGTCTTTCAGTTTTAACGTCGGTCTTGGAACACTCCAGCGTTCGACGCTTCGTCAGAAGCTCAATCGGGGGGACAAAGAAGGCGCAGGACAGGAACTATTGAAGTACTGCATGGCTGGTGGCAAAATACTGAAAGGGTTACAAAAACGTCGACTCGACGAGCACGCCCTGTTCATGTCGTAGGAGTCCAGATGCCCTTACAGAAACTTCAGTTCCGACCGGGTGTCAACCGGGAATCAACCACGTTGGCCAACGAGGGCGGTTGGTTTGAGTCCGATAAGGTTCGGTTCCGCTCCGGCTATCCCGAGAAGATTGGTGGCTGGGTCAAGGATGCTGGCGTAGTTACCGAGCCCGCCGTGCCGCCTACCGGTATGTTCTGGGGTATCTGCCGATCCATGTGGAACTGGGTGTCCCTGAACGGGTTTAACCTGCTGAGTCTTGCGACAAACTCAAAACTCTATATCCAGAACGGGACTGGCGGGGACATCAACGACGTGACGCCGCTTCGGGCCACCACGGTGGCAGGCCAGGTAACCTTTGCCGCTACGTCTGGCTCAACCACAATTGTTGTCACTAACTCAGGCTGGGGCGGCAACACGGGTGACTTCGTGACGTTCACCGGGGCGGTATCGCTGGGCGGCAATATCACGGCAGCCGTCCTCAACAGTGAGTTTCAGGTAACCTATCTTTCTCCCAGCACCTACAGTATTACAGCCAGCGTTGCAGCTAATGCCAGCGACGTTGGAAACGGCGGATCGCTTACGATTGCGTACTACCAGATTGCTACGGGCCCCAGTGTGTTTGGCGCCGTTAACGGTTGGGGTGCTGGTACGTGGGGCGGTGTTGTGGCTGCACCCGGCACAAACACAGGCTGGGGTGATGAAGCTGCGTCTGGGATCAGTGTTCAGTTGCGCACATGGAGTCAGTCTAATTTTGGCCAAGACCTGATCGCCAACCCGCGTGGCGGCCCAATCTACTACTGGGCGTTCAATACTGTTGTGCCCACGCAGTTTAACCGGGCGGTTCAGCTGACGCAACAGACGGTGACTTTTAGCATTGGGGCTTCTGAGGTTACGCTGGCTAGTTATCTGGCTGAGGGCACAGGCGTTTACTTCACGACAAACGGAACGCTTCCGACTGGGGTAACCGCAAACACCACGTACTATCTAGTAGAAACCGCTACCCCGCTGGTCTACACACTATCGTCTACCGTGGATTTACTTACGCCGGTTGTTATGAGCGGCACAACTGGCGGCACTTCGCTGATGTTTGTGGCTGATGCGCCGGTCGTTTGTAACTACGTCATGGTGTCTGACGCTTCTCGCTTTATCTTGGCGTTTGGCGTTAACGACTACGGATCGACCACGCAAGACCCGATGCTAGTGCGCTGGTCCGACCAAGAAAGCCCCAATGTGTGGACGCCGTCCATTACCAACCAAGCGGGTAGCTATCGACTGAGCCGGGGGTCGCAGATTATTACGGCCATTCAGACTCGTCAGGAAGTGTTGGTGTTGACCGATGCAGCCATTTATTCCATGCAGTATCTTGGAGCCCCGTACGTCTGGGGTGTTCAAATCATGGGAGACAACATCTCTATCCTGGGCCCCAACTGCGTTGCTACAGTCAACAACATTACGTACTGGATGGGTGTCGACA